TCGCCATCGGCGATGGCTTCCTTGATGGCGATTGCCATCTCCTTCAGCGCGGCATCGGCAGCCTCTGCCTCCACCTTCGCTTCGATGTAGAGCCGCGCAATGTGATCCAGCTGCGGATCAGCCTTGGCGTAGGTGTTGCTGCTCTGCGGCTTGACTTCAGCGAGCGTGTCGCTGTCGTTGCCGGTCAGAGGTGGCGGAGTCTTGGACTGCACCAACTCGCGGAACAGCACGGCCTTGTCAAACAGTTGCGTCTGGTAGACAGGGTCAGCCTCCACGCGCTCAATGCGGAACACCAAGCCAGAGAGCAGCACAGCAACATCGCAATGTGCCGCCCCTGTGCAAAAGAGTTGCCACTGCACCTGGTCGTAGTATTCAGGCGGTACTGGCCAGAGTGACCACCTGTTCGATGTAGAAGTTTTGATCTCCACCAAAAGATCTGGCTCGCCAACCACCGTGCGGTCCAACGAAGCCATCGCCCAAGGATGCTCCTTCAGGCGAACGATGCCGTTGCTCTTTCGCAGCTTCTTGCCAGTCTCGGCGGTGTAGTAGTCGGCGACTGCCTGCTCTAGCAACTGCCCACGCTGCGCGGCCGCTCCGACTTCCTGCTCGCCGACCTGACCAGTCAACTCAGCCCAGAGCCGATACGCGGTCTTGTACGGCGACGAGCCGTTGATGGCGGTGATACCGGTGGCAGTGATGCCGCCCTTCCGCATCTCGAACCACTCAGGGCTGCGCTGTGGCGCTGATACAAACTCGTAACGCTTGCTCATTGTGCCCTCCCCAGCACTGGCTGGCTCTTCGCGATCTGAATCAGCAGAACCCAGCAGGTGCCGCAGATCTGGTCGCGCTTCTGCGTTGACTTTGGCTTGATTGGTGCTTTGCAGTACGCGCACTTCATCGGATCACCAACTTGAAGATCAAGACGGCGAATACCCAGACGATCATCAGCACCACGGTAAACTCAAACCGCTCTTGGCGGTGCGACTCCAGCTGGAACTTCTCGTACTCGGTTTGGAAGTGCGGCCGCACAACCATCTTGGGCGCGGTCTTTCGGTTGACTTTCACAGTGACCCTCCTACCACTAACACGATGACGATGCACGCGATAAAGATGCCGTATCCAATGCCGTCCAAGATCGCTGCACGCATCACCGCACCCACTTTCGCGCTTCAGCGCCAGCGATGCCGATGTCAAACGATGCAGCAGGTTTGCCAGCGTATAGGTGGCTAACCTCCAACTCGAAAACATAGACAAGGCGCTTCGCTGCGCGCACTGCAACGATTGGTTGTCCTGCCTGAATCATCATCGCGGCGTGATCCTTCTGGCGGTTGAGGCGATCCTGCGCCTTGGCAAGTGCTGTTCCCATCTTGACCTCCTTGTCAGTCCAGCCGATTGGCTGAGTCCTGCCTGACATAGGCATCATACGGTCAACGCTAGGCAGCCGTCAACCCTGTTGCGTGAATATCTTTTATGCAGGGTGAATAGTCCCCTGGGTGGAGGAGGGACCACCCAGGGGAAGCCGCCTAGGACGGCTGAGACAAGTCCTCTAGGCTGACGGCAACCAAGAGTCGAAGGCAGACCCCACAGAGCAGCTCGCCTGTGGACTCCACGTCCCACACCCTAGCGACCATCTCGCAGACCGAGCAGTTGCCAAACGGCTTGGCTACTCGGACTGGCACGCTTACTTCCTCTGGAGGCCGTAGGCGGCGTTATCACGGTCAAGCGCCTTGACCACGATGCCCAAGCCAGAGGCGAGACCGGCGGAAAGGATCGTGCGGAAGTCGCCACCCTGGATGTCCAGGAGTGGAATACCGAGACCCAATGCCACCGAGATGCTTACCGTGAGGAAGGTCTTGACAAAGTCAAGCGCAATCTCATCGATCTGCGTGTTGTCAGCGACGTATTTGAGGACTGACCAAATGCGGTTCATACCCTTTTCCTTTCCTGTAGCGGCGGCTGCCGCATTGAGTACGGCGAGACCGTCAGCGGCGATAGCGCCCCAATCAGCCTTGCCGATCTGATCCAGTTGTGCCTGAACAGCATCAGGTGTCTTAGTAGCCTGAGCAGGTTTAGGCGCTTCTGCGTGGCTCTGTGGTGCCACTACGGCGACGCTAGGGGCTGCTGCTAGGCGCGTATCAATCGCCTCATCAAGCGGCGAGCCTGCAGGCGCTGGAACTGGAGCAGGAGCGACCGTCTTGGTAGCGCAGATCCATGCCATTGGCGTAGCTCGATGTGCATTTGCATCGGCAATGCCCCAATGGGCAAGTACTTTTGCCTGTGCCTCTGTGATCACGACGCCAAACTGCTCTGCGCCCTTGCCGCTCATCGTCGGATCGGCAAAGACGAACTGGCCCTCCACGATGGCAAGCACCGCGTAATGGGCGTAGGTGTGTCCAGGATGACGCTTTGCTGAACCGCGCTGCCACGCGCTGATTGCGTTTGGTGGCGTGGCGACTGGCGCTCGGAATGCGATGCAGACAGCCTTACCGGTCTTCATTGCAGCCACTGCCTTTGTCCAGTTTGGTGCAAGCGTCAGGCTTGCATTCACAAACTTGGCGGCGGCGACAATCTGCGCGAAGGTCGTGCCTTCACTCTTACCGTTAGTATCCTTGCGCCCTGCCTTAGCGGCTGCAAGGATGCAGCCGTCTACGCCTGGATTCTGCGCGCCACGAGATGAGTGGTAGACCGCCATTGCAAGTGACGATGGCCCACAGTCATCAATCAGTCCGCCCTTCTCGGCATAGTCCAGTTGGCTAAATACCTTGAGTCCCATTACTCCTCCATCCACCTAAGTGGTCCAGTCAGCAACCAGATCAGCGTCAGTCCGCCAAAGAGCGTTGCCATTGTTTCTTGCGTGGGTCCTGACTCAAGTACGACTACAGCGAAGAGGAGGCCAAGTATGGTCCACGCGCCAGATACAAGATCCACGATGATTCGCTTGATCATTGCTTTGCCTTTCTCGCTGCACTTGCAGCGGCTGCACTGGCGGCGCTTGATGCAGCCGCGACAGCCACACTTGCTACCTGACTAATCACGATTGCTACCGCTACCGGTGCAGCCTTTTTCTTTTGTTCTGGAGAGAGATCCTTGCCGAGATTGGCGATGGCTTCTACAGCCTTGGTGACGGTTTCCGCTACTGCGGTGACGGCTTCGCTTACCGCGGCTGCCGCCTCTCCGAGGACTGCCGCTGCTTGTTCACCAATGTTATCTGGTGAAGCACTCGATGAAGGCGTTGGCTCCACGCTTGGGATTGGCGTCGGTGAATCAGTTGGAGATGGCTCTACCGATGGTTCAGCAGTAGGTAGAGGAGTGGGAGCAGGAGTAGGGGCGATTGTCGAAGTAGGAACTGGCGTCGGCTTGGCCGTGGGCGACGGCTGGGGTGTGGCAGTCGGTGATGGCTCAGGGATCGGAGTTGGGCTTGGTGTTGGGGTAGGAGTTGGCGAAGGTTCATAGGATGGCTCCTGACTTGGACTTGGAGACGGCGACGGCTCTTCGCTCGGCGTCGGCTCAGGACTTGGGGTAGGCTCTGGCGATGGTTGAATACTTGGTGACTCAGTTGGCGTTGGAGTTGGCTCAACAGATGGCTCTTGGCTTGGCTCTAACGACGGCTCTAGGCTTGGTGATTCAGTGGGTGGAACGCTTGGCTCTGGCGTTGGGAGTGCGCTGGTAGTCAGCCATTCAGCCGGCACAATGCCGTAGCCACTTGGCGATCCGTAGTCCAGGCGCGCACACGCGCCGCCACCCCACTCAAACATCCAAATATCGAGCGCGTAGGACTGACCTGCAACGAGCTGCGAGTAGCCCTCATTGGGTCCAGACCAGTGACCGCCACAGCCGTGGAAGTTCCAGTCATCAATGGTGATCACGCTGTCTAGCGTCATATGCCAGCCATCGTCAGACCAGTTGAGGAACTCCCACTGGCCGCTCTCTGGCACCGTCAACCAGCCGCTGAAGTGGACCATAAACTGATCGCTTGGGCAGCCAGCAGCAGCAGGATCTCCGCCCCAATCAAAGTTGATGAGTGGCACAACTGCGGAGTAGCAGGACTCGTACTCAGGGGCAGTAATCCAGGGCTGGAACTGCCAATCGTTGAAGCCGCCGTAAACGGTCATCGTCACGCCTGGTTGTGGCACATCCTCAGCGCGCACGATAGGCAGGAAGATGAGCGTGCTGAAGATGATCCCCAATAGTGGGAACGCGAGCCGCCTCACTTGCTCAGTAAGACTGCGATGATCGGCACGAGCACGCTAAACATCAGAGCGGCTGCGCCAATCATTCCTCCTTTGATTCTGTCCAGGTCTGAGCGCACCTCATCCAGCTTGGCAGAGTGTGCGTCCAGGCGCTCGATCAGTTGGTCAATCTGGCGTGGGGTCATCGTGACTCCAACGCAGCAGTCAGCGCTACAAGAGCGGCTGTTCGAGTTGCGCCGGTGCCTGTGACCAGCGGCTCGCCGTCCATCTTGTCGGATGCGATCGCAGTCCACACGCCGTCAATCTGATCGAGCAGGATGATCTGCAATCCTTGCAATGCAGAGGCCGCTGCAGCGGTATTCAGTGCTTGCAGTTCAGCGTCCATTACGCACCAATCCTTCCGACGCTCAGTGCCGGATAGACGCCAGCCACGACCACGGTGCTAAGAGCGCCGCCTGATTGCTGCAAGGCAGACATTGTCACAAGGTCTCCAGAAGCCAAATACAAGTTGGTGCTGACCGAAAGGATTGTCGATCCGGCTGGTGCGGCAAGAACGTTTACTGATCCGGCGTCTGAACCATTGACTGCGATCGTCAGTGTGCGCCTACCAGTAGCGTTGGCAGCGAAGGCGATGTTGGCGGTGACCGCATAGAAGCCAGCCTGACCAATAGCGATGCGGTCGTTAGCATTGTTAAACCAACTCTTCGGATCGTATGTTCCTATGGTAGGAGTGGTGCTTGCCGTGTCCAACAAGATTGTCGCTGAGGTGTTGTTAGTCAGCGACTGCGTTGCCGATGCAACGGATGCGCGAGACACCCAAAGCGAGTTAGGTCCGTCAATCTGCACGCGCCCTGCGGTGGTAGTGGCTGGCTGTAGATAGATGATGCCTGTGCCTGGGCCTGCGTTCACGGTTGCACCTGTCACAGTGCCAGAGCCAGCCGTACCAGCGGCGGTGTAAGTGAAGGTGGTGGTGTTTGTCACGGTCACGATAAAGGTGCCGTTCATCGTCGTACCGGCTGCTCCAGTAATACCAGCAACCACGACCTCATACCCAGTGGTAAAGCCGTGTGCGCGCGTCGTGACAATTGTGACGGTGCTTGCTGTTCGAGATGCGCTGGTCAGGCTGATGGTGTATCCCTGCGTCGTAGTGTTTAGGACAATGTCGCCACTGCGCGCATTGAGTTGCAACTTAGGTCGAGAGCCAATCGGACCAAGTTCGTTGCTTTCAAGGCTAACAAGGCCGTTAGCAAGGAACAGGCTTGAGTACCCATAGTCGGATGGGTTCGTTTGGTCAGTGACCATATATTGAATGCGGCTCTGATCAATGCGTGCTTCTGAAATATCAACGGTTCCGCTAATCGTAGATGTGACAACAATCCCAAAGGTAATCAAAAGATACGCGGCATCGGCAGGCGCACTGCCATTATTGTTTGGGTTTCTTGAAAGTTCTACTCCAAAAGTTCCATATGTTGCAATAAAACTTGCAACAGTTGTACCAAGAAAATCTCCAGTTCCTGCGGTTCCTGTTGTTGTTGTTTGATCGGCAAGAACATATTGAGCACTAACTCGAACAGCGTAGTTTGCTGAGGATGTAGCCGCAACCGTCGCAACCCTAAACTGTGATCCAAATGATCGTGCTTCCGATGTTGGCACTGGAACATATCGAGTAAAGAGAAGCGTATCCCCTGCGAGTGCGCTAGTCATTGTGAAGCGAAGAAGATTCTGACCAACAGCTAAACTGCTCGGCTCAGAGGTCGCAACAATGCGACCTGATGAGGTATCCGTCAGTGTGAAATATGGCAGAGGATTTTCTTCTGAGATTGCGGCGCTTGGATTGTTTGGCAGCACCTCAAAGTTTCCGTTTGCAACAGCGCCATAAAAGATTTCGCCGAGAACGGCCGGACCAAGAAGCAATGATTTTTCTCCATCGCTGTTGGTGCTAACAAGCGTCGCGCCATTGTCGGCGTTGACGCCGCCCTCATACGCAGCAAATCCTTCTAGGTTTGTGCCGTACTTACCCATTGTTAGTCCGCTCCAGTCAAGACGCTAAGGCCTCTGAGGTATTGCCGACGATAGTCTGCTTCAATCTCATACTCCACTTGGTACGATCCGCCGCCGGACGCAAAACGCATTGTGACGGTTGCGATGTATAAGACGACATTTGATAGGTCAAGCAACGGTGCATTTACCTTGACGTACATCCCTGGCAACCACGCTTCAACGATTGTATATGGCGTCGCTGCCTTTGCTGGATACCCTTGGCTATAGCCATATGTCCAATCAGGAGATGCCGTTTGGCTAAGGTCGGCTCCAGCGATCGTAAATGACACGCTACGTACTGGTTTTCCACGCGTCACAAAGGTAGCGCGCGCCAACGAGCCAATGGTTGCACCACGATCAGACTTAGCCACAATCTTTGGTGCGCTGAAGATTTCGTGAGATAGGTAGCCGTTGCGAGCTGCTTGACCAGCGCCAGTTCGACTGTAGGTTCCGTTGTAGGTGCGGAAGTATGGGTCATTGGTTGGCGCTGTTGGGAACGTCTGGTTGCTGTCGTAGCGCGCTAAAGCAGAATCAGGCTGAACAAAGATGCCTTTCACAATGGCATCGTGATCAAGATTGACGGTAAGGTCTCTTGCCAGGATGCGTGTAGGGGTAGTTGTGCTTCCCTTCTGAACGCTTGCAGGGTCAATCACAATCTCAGCAGGGGCCGTCGCATAGGTTGGTGCGACTTCCTTCGGTCCATAGTTGAGGCGAGCATCATTGTCGATCCAATAGCGGTACTGCACCTCCGCAACACCTCCAGCAGCCTCTGCGATCTGGTCAAGCGCGCTCTGTAGCGTAGATGCCTTGAAGGTTTGCTTGCCAATCGTCTGCGCCGATCCTGTGTAGATAGCACGCGTTAAGCCGCTGATGACGGCAGTGTTGAGGAAGTTGCGTGTCAATGTGTCGTTGACCTGCGTATGCACTTTTGCAAGCAGTGCATTGATGTGGTCTCGGTCAGTCGATGTTGCGCCGCCCTGCGTGAATGAATCTACAAAGGAGTTTGCCTTGATACCTGTGGTGCCGCTTCGCACAATCGTCTTATTCAACCAACCGTCTACATCTTCAGCCGTGACCGTAGCTCGCGTACCGACGCCATTCTCTAGCACCTGTGCGTTGATATTGGTGACGTAGCCCAAGAAGATTGGCGTAGTCGCGCTGTACCGGCTATCAAATAGTCGAACACGAGCATTGTCGTAGATGCCACCAGAACGCCACCACGGAGTCGTGCTGCTTGGGGTCTTGGTCTCGATCACATCAAAGGTCATTGATCCACCGCCGCCATCCCCTGAAAGCGTCATTGAGAGGCTTCCTAGATCAACGTATGGCGTGGTTGTGGCGGTTGGCGCAGGGAGGGTCAGTAGGTCGCCACCTGGTCCTGCGCCGGTGACGATTGCAACAATCAGCGTGAACGGATTAGCCATTTATTTATTGCGGCCGCGTGATGTTGAACGCTTGATCGAGTTGCTGATGACCGTATCAACCTTCTGCGTGCCGATGCTCACATTGCTCACGATGGTCGTATTGCCAGGTGCGCCATAGGAGGTGCCAAGGCTGCGGCCGTTGATCGTTCCATCAACAACGCCAGTCGTAAACTTGTTTGTTGGCATAACACCAAGCGTCTTCAACCCAAAGATCACTGCATCGATCGCTACCTTCAATGCTTGCAGGAAGATCTTCAGTGGGGTGAACGCAATCTGAAAAACGGTGGCAATGCTACTAGCGCCGCCCATCAGGCTGAATAGTTCACCAATGGATTCAAGTAGTGGCGAGATCGCGTTATCAACAAGATCAAGAATAATAGGCGCAATAGACTCAACGATTGCCTGAAATGCCGGCATACCGGTTGTAGCAAGCCAGTCAAGGAACTTGTTTACTGTTGGTAGCAACCTGTAGCCAAGTGCCTCCATCGTCTCGTTGAACCTGACCTGCGATTGCGCGAACTTACCGCTTGTCGAGTTGGCGATCTCTGCGGCGGTGCCGCCGTACTTCGCGGTAGCTGCGGTCAGGATGTCCTGAATAGTTGCGCCCTTTGCGACCTCAATACCAAGTGCCTTCAGCCCACGCGTCTGACCCTGTGCGCCCTTGCCGATGGTCATCATTACTTCTGCAAGGTCGCCACCAGTGACTGCGGCAATGTCAGCGGCTACTGCGTTTGCCTTGAGCAGCGTCTCTTGATCCTTGAAGAATCGTGAGCCGACTTCTAGCCCTGCGCGCACCTGATCGTCAGCGATTCCGAGCGCGCCCATTGAGATGATCTGCGCCTGGATCTTCTTGTTGAGATCAGCGGTAAAGAGTCCGCGCTGCTTGAGGGCGGCATTGAGCAGGATTGTCTGGCGCTCATCGGCTGCCGCTGACTTGACGGCATCAAATGCGACGGCCGCAAGAGCTGCGGCTGCGACGGCGGAGGCTGCCGCGATCCCCTTGAACGCAGACACTCCGGTCTTTCGGAGTTTGCCCATTGAGGTGCCAATCTTGCCAAGTGGGCCGCTCGCCTGATCCTTAGCCTTGACGACAAAGTTTGCGGTCTGGTTTCCAGCCATCAGCGTTGATTACCTCTCTTGAACTTGAGGATGGTGTTGCGGAATGGCTCTTCGTTGAAGAACGCGGCCAGCGTCTTACTGTATGACTCTACTGCTCGGTCAATGTTTGAGCGCTGATTTACCACTTGATCGACAAAGGGTCTTCCTTGAACACCTTTTACGGAGAATGTGCCGTTGAGAGTGGTGCGGCGATTGCCCACCCCACCGACTACCAGCCAGCCATAGAACACACCATTACGACCACCCTTGATACCAACGACCGCAGCAGGGTTGTTGAAGCGTGCCTTGCGCGCGACGATCTTCTTTCGCAGCTTGCCGGTCTGACCTTTGGGTGCTTTATCGCGCATAGGCTTCTGCAAGGTGCGCGCTGCGTTAAGTGTGGCGAATGAAGCCAAGCGTTTGAACGCCGTAGGGTTTGAACCCTTGAGGAAGCCGAGCCGCAGTTGGTCATAGTTGCTATCGAACTGACCCTCTACAACGATTGCGGCTGGCATTTACTTTCCTTTCGGCTGCATCTCGGCGTGGATCGTCCAGGCGAGTAGCACTTGATCTAACGGCAGGCTCGCTACCTCATCTGGCCACATCCCAAACTTCTCACCCAAGATGTGAAAGATGATCTCTGGCGGTGGCGCGAAGGATTGTCCTATTGCCAGCCGCCTGGCGGCGAGCCTTACTTGGGGTCCGGCTGGTTCGCCTTACCCCACGCTTCAAGCGTCTGCGTCAGCGCATCCACCGGTGCGTCCAGCACATCCTCAACAGGCTTGCCATCAAGCCCCTTGAAGTTATGCGTGACGATCAACTTGGAGAATGCGGCGAGTGATCGAGCGGAATCCCCTGACTCCAAGTCGAGCAGGATGCGTGCCGTGACCTGCTTACGCAGCTCGGCGGTCCACCCTGCGAACTCACCATCAAGAGCAATCTTTACCGTGTCCATATTGTCCCTCCTACAAGCGCACTAGGCGCTGTACTTTACGGAGCTGTTGCCAGCGGCGAGTCAATGATCACTTCAAGCGACTTGCCTGAAGTCGTGTCATATGCCAAGCGGCAAGTGACTTCATTGACTACAACACCATCCTGATCGGCTGAGAGAGGAACGATGTTCTCCACTTCCCACGAGCCGAGAATCCACACTCCGTAGTTATCGGTGGTGGTGCCATAGAGGCGCAGGTACTTCTGCGCGGCAATGTCGGTGATTGGGAATGAAGTCGTGGCTGCTGAGTTGCTTGCTACCGTGAAGGTAAGCGTTGCATCAAGCACGCCAGTCAGCGCTGCCGTGGCGGCCGTCAGGCTGCCGTCAAGTGCGGTGATCATTCCAACACCTGTTGAGATGGACAGGTTGAAGTTGTAGATTGAAGCGAAGTCGGTTGCCCCTGTGCCGGTCTTATCAGGGAAGTTGGTATCGGTACTCAACTTCATCAAGCGTCCAGCCATCATTGGATTGGCAGGGATTGCCGTAGGGAAGGAGAGCGCCGAGCTGGCAACCGTCGTTGCAGCAAAGGTTGCACCAGCCTGAAGCAAGCCGTTGGCGTCAGCCGACAGGGTGATCTCAGTTGGAGCAGCATCTCGCACGAGATACTTCTGCACGCCGTCGCTCACCAAGAAAGAGTAGAAGACGAGCGTATCAACATCGCCCTGTGTTGGCGACCACGACCAGGTGTACGGACCTGCGCCAGTGGTGCTTGCACCGATCGCATCAAAGATCAGCGGAAGAGTTCGCATCGAAGCAGGTCCTTCAGCGATCGTTAGGACTGGAGCCTTGCCAGTGATGACTGGCTGACCTGCCTGAATGGCGGTGCGCTTGCCAACGGAGATCGTCTCACCAAGATCAACCGTCACGCCGAGATCGAGTGAGCCGATCGTCTCGCTGAAGAGGATCTCGCCAACTGCGGTTCCGATTGCAGCGGCGGTGCCGAAAGCAGACTGCGAGCCAGTAGCGATTCGCGTCAGAGCCTTTGCGCCGTAGGTTGCCATCTAAGTTCTCCTTGCTCTACGCGGTGAATGCCACGGTGTCATAGACCGTGACTTCCGCAGTTGCTTCAACCGTCAGGTAGTCCTGATCGGCATAAGTATCTGTGCCGAGTGTAGTAGCAGTGACTGCCACTTGAACGGCGTTTCCACTAATCGTCACAGCTCCATCAAACACAGTGCGTAGCCACGCACGCCAAGTGTAAAGGTCGCGGTACTTGTCTTCCATCCGTGGGACTGGGAGCAGGTAAAGGCGAATCGCCACGGTCAGGACGGTGGTGCGGTTGCCGTTCCCAATGCTGATTGTGTCATCGCCAGGGAAGAGCACGATGGCTGGCACAACCGGCAGAGACTCTGGCGGCGTGGCGTAGACCTTCCTGAGCGTGTATCCGGCAGGCGGATTCACTGAGGCGAGCTGATCGGCGATGGCATCAAGGATTGTTAGGTCAGTCACTCTGGGGCCTCCTCAGGCATCCGCTCATTCTTGCCGATGATCTTGCCAGTCTCTGCGTCTCGGACGATCTCGGTGAGCATACCAGTCTCAGGGTCTAGGTAGGCTGGCTCAGTGATTACTGCCATCAGGAAACCTCCGCATAAAGTCCTGCCAAAGTTGCTTGCACGGCGCCTGATGACGAAGACGGCAGATCAGATTGACTTGCCTGTGCATAAGCTTGTGCACCAGTTGCAGCATTCGCTGCAGCACCTTGTCGCGCAGTTGCCGTGAGGATTGTTGCTGGAGTCGTAGCCACTTGAATCGGAGAGATCCAATATTCAGTTCCTGCGGTCATTGAATAGGTTGCAGGATAGCCACCTGTTGTGTCTAAGGCGCGAGTAAACTTTGTGTTGACTGCGTTGAAGATTGTTGTGTCTGACGCTGTGCGAGCAACAAGTGTGAAAGTAGTTCCGCTGCGCGTATAGATGCCAAAACGGATCAGAGTTGGCACGGATGCTGCTGTACTGCTAGTAAAAGCAATGTTGCTAACAACAATGTTCCGATGAGGGATTAGGCGATTGTGATAGATCGTTCCGCTGGCTGGACTCGTGCTAGCCGAAAGCATAAATCGTGGAGCAGTAGCAGCGATTCCAGCCGTTCCAAAGGTGAACGCTTCCCACCCTGCCGTGGCAATGTCATAGGTTGTCTTGACGGCAGTTGGCGTAGCGGCAAGCACGCTGCTTGTGGTGCTGACTGAATCGCTGAGCTGCACCACGCCAGAGGCTGAAGTCGATGCGGCGGAGACGCTGATGGCTGGAGTCGCACCACCAGACGAGACGATCGGCGCAGTACCGGTGACGCTCGTGACTGTGCCTGTGGTTGGCGTCGTCCATTGCGTGTTGTAATTGGTGCCGTCAATCTTTGCGAGCACCTGTCCTGTGGTGCCGCCAATTGGAACGCCAGCACCTGTAGCGCCGGTGGCGCCAGTAGCACCTGTCGCTCCAGTAGAGCCGGTGTCGCCTTTGGCTCCCTGAGGGATCGTGAAGTCAAAGACGGCCGCGCTCGATGTGCCGCTGTTACTAACGCTGGCAGATGTTCCAGCTGCGCCAGTGGTAGTAGTACCGGCAGCGATAGTGGCGGCTGCACCAGTGTTTCCAGTATCACCCTTATCACCCTTGGCACCAGTCGCGCCAGTTGCACCAGTTGCACCAGTTGCGCCTGTCGATCCTGTAGCGCCAGTCGTACCCTGAATCCCTTGAGGAATAGTGAAGTTGAACACGGCCGCACTTGAGGTACCGCTATTGGTGACCGTTGCGGAGCTGCCTGCTGCGCCTGTCGTCGTGGTACCAGCAGCGACCGTAGCGGCTGAGCCTGTTGCGCCAGTGTCACCCTTGTCGCCCTTGGCTCCTGTCGCACCTGTTGCGCCAGTGGCACCAGTCGAGCCAGTCGCTCCGACATCGCCGCGTGGGATTGTGAACGCAAAGATACCGGCAGTTGAGGTGCCAGTATTGGTGACAGCGGCAGATGATCCAGGAGCGCCGGTGGTGGTGGTGCCTACGGCAACGCTCACGACGGTTGCACCAGTAGCGCCCTGCGGTCCTGCGGCGCTGAGGGTGATCGTCTGCGTGACTGGAGTCAGCGTGACGCTTTGATTACCTTGCTCAACCGTGACCGTCTGCTCGGTCTTGGTGACCGTTACGCTCATCGAGAGACCTCAGGCGAGACGGTCGCGGTTCCCTCCAATAGTCGCGTGACCTCTCCGCCTCCTGAGACCAGCTCAAGATCGT